TGTAAGTGATTGATTGATAAGTTATTGATTTATAAATAAATTTTAAAAACCATAATCTGTACTCAAATGAGTACATATTTGGCATATTTTTAATCAAAAACCTATGCAGATGGACAGATGGGGCAGGCGATGAGCCAAAATGAGCAAATCGCTTTGACACTCATTGAGCCGTATTTACAACAGCCTTTGGGAATGTTTAGCTTGCCTTTGGTTAGGGGCTAAGTTTTGGCTAAGCATTCAAGGCAAAATTGCACAGCATAAGGCATGGGGCGGTAATTTGGGTCATCTGTATGCACCAAATAATAACGCATCATGCGTTCAGATACGCCAAGCATATGGGCGGCTTTTCGCTGAGACAGCCCTGCTTTTTTAAGCAAGGCTCTGATGTAAGTGGGATTTGGGTTGTGGCTTTTAATGTTAGGTTTCATTTTATTAGGGCTAGAAAAGATGTAACTAGGGCGATTAGGGCGATTACAATAGAAACGGCAGGATAGTATTTGGTTTCTTTTTGCAGTTTGAAAGTTTCAGCTCTTAGTTTCTCGGTTTCAACTCTCATTTTTTCAGCTTCTAGCTTAATGCGTTCAAGCTCTGCCATTTTGATTTCTCGGTTAAGGGTTTGGGTATTCATCTCATCGCTCCTTAGGCGGTTTTTGTTGCCTAAGCATGATTGCTTGGCTATGATTATATTATAGGCATTTATTGCCTAAGTGTCAAGCGTTTTTAAGTAAATGACTTTTTTGGTGCAACATGAAACAAGAAATCATCCAAGAAATTGCCCAAGCCTTTGATGGCGACTTAAAAGATGTAGTCAAAGACTTCACCGCCTACCGTGTCATACCATCTGATGATGATTGGGCGGTTAATGATACCCAAGTACTATCTACCATCAATTACAGCGGTAGGGGCGTTTTTACAGGCTTTCACGCCTATGAGATTGATAATAAGACCATCATGCAACAAGATACCAAGCTAATTTGTTTGCAAAGTGAGCTAACAGACATGCCACAGATAAATGACAGCATTAATCAGATGAAAGTGATTAATATCAGCCAAGACCCAGCAGGTATCTGTTATAGCATACAGCTTAGGGGGACAAATGGGGATTAAGTGGCATAAAAAAATGGCGGTTGAACCCATTGCTGATAAGATTGATGACATTTACCGCAAATTTGCCATTGACTGTTATAACAATGTCATCGCCCTAAGTCCTGTGCGTAAAGGGCGTTACAAAATGCCCATCATATCAGCATTGGCACAAAAAGCCTAAATGAAAATGGCGGCGGTGTTGAGCTTATCTTAGGTCTGCCAAAGCATACCTATCCCATCATCTACATTCAAAACAACCTGCCCTATGCGTTGCGACTTGAACACGGCTGGTCACAGCAAGCCCCAACAGGGGTTTATGGCAATGCCTTTAACAGTGCATTGGGGGCGTTAGGCTAATCAAGACCCTTTTGGTATGCACGCACAGCATCCATGATGAGCTGATTTTGGGGAATGTCTAAGCGTTTGGATAAGGATTTGATGAGTTCTATGTCATCAAGTTTTAGGGTGAATGCTTTGTTTTTTACCCCACGGCGTGCGTTGCTTTCTTTTTGGATTTGGGTTTGGGTTTTGGGGGTGCTTGTGATTTTTGGCATGGTACTTGACCTTTTTTTAAAAATGTCTTATGATAATGGGTAAGGAGTGGCTAGGCGTTTCCACCTAACCTGCCTTGGCGACTGCCATCGCTTTAGGCTTTATACCGTTAGTAAGCTGGATAGCTTAGCAACAGTATGGCGATGATGATTGCGATTTTAATGGATGCTTTCATCGTCTTACTCCTTGTTGTGATGGTAATGATGGCTACCATCTTACCAGTCAAGCAGACCTTGCTTGATGTGTTGTATTATAGCCTAGCTTATTTTAAAAGTCAAGTAATTATTACGGTTTTGTATGAAATTGTTATGATTATTTGGCTTTTTTTATCCCATTTTGAAAAAGGAGTTGTTATGATAAAAGCTCCATACAACCCAATCGATGTTGCCAACTACATTGTGGCTGAAGCTATTAAGAGAAAAAAGCCCGTTACTCACTTAAAACTACAAAAGCTTTTGTATTATGTAGTAGCGAAGTATGCCAAAACATATAATACAATCCTTATCAACGAAGATATCGTAAAATGGCAGTATGGGCCCGTGGTCAAGTCCGTGTACCATTACTTTAAATTACATGGAGACCGTATTATCACTAAACCTATTGCTTATTTAGAATCGGCAGAAATCTTTAATCTAAAATTTACTGATGTTGATGTAAATAACGCACAATTAGGCAACGACAAAAGGCTCGTAGATACAGTAGGGCAGGTTTTAAATGATACGGATTTGCTCACCGCTTATGAATTGGTTGAGCGTACTCACAAAGAACCTGCTTGGAGAGATTTTGAATCCCAAATTTTAAAAGCAGAACAAGAATTGTCCTATTCATTGACAGAATTTAAAGCGGCAAATATATGATAATTCAAACCTCTGGCGATAATGAGTTTATTAGGGCAATCATTGAAAGATACTTGCAGGTTCAAGATATCAGTCCAGACAAACTTGACGATCTTGCAAACGAGCTCGTTCGGTTGATTTTGGAAGCTTTTGACAATGAACTTAGGTCATCAGATGCTTTTAATTTGCCGTATAAGGACATTACCGATAGTGTGTTTGATAGCGAAAAGCGATTGTTTACAGGCAGTCTGACCACTTTTGGTAAGAATATGGAAACAGCAATCCATCATAGTTTTGATGAAGATAGACCAAATAAGCATCATGAAAAAAAAGAAAAGTATGTAAAGAGATTTATGTACATACATGGTAAATTCGTCGAACATATTTTGCTTGCCCAAGTGCAAAAAGAATTCATACAAGATTCGGTTAGACAGGCTCAAGAAACTGCCAAAAAAGCTGAGGTTGCAGCAGAATCTGCAGAAGAAATCGCCAAAATTGCAAAAAACAATGCCGATAAAGCTGAAAAAACCTACAATACAATGTTTGCCAATTATGTGACGATATTGGGGATATTTACCGCCATCATCGTTACCATTTTTGGTGGACTAAATGTCGTCGATACGGTGATAAGCTATGGCAATACTCATTTTAGCACCATTATTTTTTTGGCTGCATTGGTGTTAATCTGCGTTGTGTGCCTGCTGTACTTTTTGGCAAAAATCATCCTAAAACTAAATGGCAAAGATGATGACAATCAAAGATTTACATTAGAATGTTTGTTTGGGGCGATATTTATCACCTGCATAGGTTTGATTGTCTTTGCTTGGTGCGTTAGTCCAACTAAGACAACCCCAAAGATAGACAAGACAACAGATAAAATAGAACAAAAAGCCGACTAAAATCGGTTTTTTATATTTAAAATGAACCGCTTATCATCAGATAGGCGGTTTTTTATTGGACGAAACATGAACAGTTTTCACATTGAACAAACAATCCTTGGTCATATCAAATCATGGGAGTATTTTGATGATGTACCCTTAGCCAAAGAAAACCGAAACTTTAAACCCCCTGATGGCATTTGGGGTAGGGTTACGATTTTGGGCGGTATTAATCAAGTACGCAGTATTAGCAATACGCCTGATATCCTGCAACAAGGCACGCTGGTAATACAGCTGTTTTGCCCACAGGATTTAGGCACGGTGGCGATTAAGCAAAAGGCGGATAGCCTAGCTAATCATTTACAAACAAGGCGGTTTGGTAGGCTTGAGACGCTGACGGCAAGTATCATTAATGCAGGGTTTCATGATTACTACCAAATCAATGTAAGCGTAGCGTGGAGATACTACTAATGCCAAAAAACCGACACCGACGGCTATTACAGCTATACGGTGAAATTAATGAACTTGGGGCAATATTAGACTGCCCAAAACCCAAAGATATTCACCCACATGAGTGGATATTAATGAAAGACCAAATTTATTACATGCGTCAGTATTACCGAGTGTTAAAACAACGAACTGATGATACGGAGAATTGATTTATGTCTAGTGGAGCATTTGTTAAAACGGCATATGCCAAACAAACAGGCGAAACCCTGCCTAAAACTGGCTGGAAAACCCTGCCAAATATCAGCAATGGGCTAACCGTTGCCACAGAGCTTACCAGCAGTGAAATGCTTTCAGGCTCACGCATGGCAAAAGCGGGCATGGTAACATCAGCGTCAGTACAAGGCGATATTGAGACCGAGCTTATGTTCGGTGCGTATGATGAACTGATTGCTGCTGCTTTTTGGAGCGAATGGTCAGCAGGCGGTAGCCCTAATACGCTAAGTGTTGGTGCAACAAAACATCAGTTTGCCATAGCCAAAGATTTTAGCGATATTAATGTTAACCATGTCTTTACAGGGTGCGTTGTATCAAGCTTTGGGCTGACCGTGGATACATCAAGCCTAATTAAACTAAAATTTGGTATGACGGGCCTAGGCTATCAAGAAAGTAAAACGGCATCATTTGCCAAAAATCCGACCGCCCAAGCAGATACCGCTAAGGCAAGCGGTTTGTCTATTGGCGAGATTAAAGTAGATGGCAGTAAGCTTGATGTGTGTGTTGAAAGTTTTAGTTTTGAGCTTGATAACCAAACAGAAGTACAAAAGTGCTTGGGCGATAATATCTATGGCGGTAATATCTTAGCCATGCTTACCAACATTACAGGCTCTATGACGATTGCTTATAGCCAAAAAGCCCATGAGATGGTTAGTAACCAAATGACAGGGGCAACGCTAAGCCTTGAGTTACCGATTAAGTTTGGTAATAGTAAGTATGTGATTAAAATACCCAAATTTCAGGTATCAGGTGAAATTCCAAGCCCATCAGGCACAGATTTGGTTACCGTGGATTTGTCTTATACGGTGGTTGATGAAAGCCCAGTTATTGAAAGGCATACCGCCTAATCAGCGATAAAGCAAAAGCCTAGCTACTGCAAATAGCTAGGCTTTTTTATTAACCCCTTTTAACGCACAAAAGGAATTAACTTGTGAGTAATAATAAACGATTTTATCTTAAATTACTAGGTATTTTTATGATTGAGATTACCAATGTTACGCCTGAAAAGATTATCAAAATACTTTGGCATCTTGCAATAATCATATTATTGATATGCCTGATATGCAATTTGGCAGATATTATCCGTGCGATTAGATAAACTTTAAGGAAAAAATAACATGGCATTTGATTTAACACTATTAAAAAAAGACGCTAAGATTAATGCTAAGCGTGATATTGAATTTGATGGGCTTGAATTGACGCTTGAAATTCAAGCAAGCGAAGAATTTAAACGAGCAGCCGCTGAGGTACAAAAGATAGCAAACACGCCCAAAAAGGTAACCAAAGACAGCTTAAAGCGTGGCAACCAAGATGAAATTGGCGAGTATGAAGCCATGCTATTTATCTTGGGTGAGTACTGTATCAGTCAATGGAATGTTACCGCTGATGGTGAGCCGTTAGCTGTCAATGGCGATAACTTTTTAATTCTGCTTGACCAAGCTTTTGAAAAAGACAAATTAACGCAGTTTATTACCTTGCTATTTGAAACTTATGCCAGCCTTAGCCAAGAATTTGAAGACAACAAGGCAAAACTGGTAAAAAAGTCCATGACTGCTACCAATGGGAAAAAATCAGGGTAACACTTACCCCAAACCGTATTGAGAGCTATCAGCGGTTGGGGATTGATTTACCCACGCCTGCTGTCAGTGATGTGTATGTTGACAATATCTTTATGGTTTTTGCCCTAGCAAACCGAGCAAGGCGATATACCCAAGGCATAGCCCTACCGTTGTCTGTGCGTGATGTTTGTGATGTTTGTGAGCATTATCAAAGCTTATTGCCAAGGGCGTGGCTATTTGAGCTTATTTTTATGCTTGATGATTTATGGCTTGATGAGTATAACAAAAAACCCTAGGCTGGGCGGGTTTATAGGTTTTAATGGAGAGTTTATGTCAAATACATACCGCTTAGACATACAGGTAAATGCCGATAGTGCTAATACCGCCTTGGGAAATCTAAAAGAGCATTTTGATAAGATTGAACAATCAAGCGGTAAGGCAGGCGTTGGTATTGATGGCTTTTCAGGCAAGGCAGATAAGGCATCAAAATCCAGCAAAAAAGCAGGTGATGGGGCTAAAAAGTTTGGTGATGATGCTAAAAAAGCTGGTGATGATGTTGACGGCTTAAAGCGTAAAACAGATGGCTTAAAAACAGCGTTTGGCACATTAAAAGGCGTGATGTTTACCGCCCTTGCTGTTGCTGGCGTTGGCGGTATTATTCAAACTGCCGATGACATGCAAACCCTTACAAGTCAAATCAAAATTGCCACCACAAGCACCAAAGATTATGCCCATGCAATGAGTGAGATAGAACGCATTGCGATGGGTAATATGGTCAGCCTTGACTCTGTTGGGCAATTGTACGCATCAAATGAGCGGTCATTAAAACAACTTGGCAAAAGCCAAGATGAAGTGATTAAGTTTACCGAAAATATCACCACGGCAATGCGTGTCAGTGGCGGTAGTGCAGAAAGCCAAGCGGCCGCATTAACCCAGCTTGGGCAAGCCATGGCGTCAGGGGTGTTGCGTGGTGATGAGTTTAACTCAGTGGCTGAACAAGCCCCTGTTATTATGGAGCTGATGGCAGACAGCCTAGGGGTAACAACAGGCAAACTGCGAGATATGGCAAAAGAAGGTAAGCTTACCTCAAAGGTTGTTTATGATGCCCTTGCTGGTGCATCTGCAACTGATAAGCTTGCTGAAAAATCCAAAAAAATGTCTACAACCATCAGCGGTGCAATGCAAAACATTCAAACGCAGTGGCGTCTTGGTGTTGATGCCATCATGAATGGCGAGGGCGGTTTGTCTAGCGTGCTTGCTGATGGTATTAATAGCATTGCGTTGGGAGCGTCATCATTTGTTGATAGCTTGCCTGCGATTAATCAAGCCATCACTGATACCATTGCCAAAGCCAAAGAAATGGGTACGGCATTTTTAGAGTCTGATTTTGGGCAATCTGCGATACAAACTGCCAAAGATGCCTTTGAACAATTAAAATCAGCCACGCAAGGTGTGGTTGATATTGCAGGCGATGTAAAAGTATTCTTTGAGGAAAACCCTGAGCTTGCAATTGCACTGGCGAGCGGTGTTGGGGCGGCAGCAGGAGCATTTTTATTATTTAAAGGTGTGCTGATTGTATGGGCAGGGGTGGCAACGCTGGCAACAGTGGCGGGGGGTGCATTGGCGGCGGTGATGGCAGTGCTAACCAGTCCGATTACGCTTGTGATTGCAGCTTTTGCTGCACTGGTGGCGGCAGGTGTGTATGTATACCGTAATTGGGACACAATTAAACAAAAGGCAAATGACGCATGGCAGAGCATTAAAGAGACTTGGCAGGGCGTTGGTGAATGGTTTGGTGAGCTTTGGGATAAAGTCAAACAGACCTTTTTTGGTTGGTTATCACAAATGCCAAAACCAGTACAAGACATGGTGGCTAATATTGGTGAAATATTTAGCACAATTGTGGATGTGGCAGGGGCGGTTTGGGATGGCATTGCCAATATTGCTAAAAGTGTGTGGCATGCGATAACAGAATTTGTCTCTTTTGCCATTGATAAAATTAAGCCTGTTATCAAATCTGTTTTGGAATTTTTTAAAAACGCATGGGACGGCTTGGTCGGTATTGCTAAAACCGTTTGGCAGGCGGTTGTCAGTGTTGTCAGCCATGTTTTTGATAAAATATCTGGCATTATCAGTACACAATTTGAAGCCATGAAAGCGATTTTTATGGCAGGTGTTACCATTTTTGCCAGTATTTTTAATGCAGGCTTTGAGATGGTGAAAACCATCTTTAGTACCGCTTTTAAAGTGATAAAAGCCGTATTAACTGGCGACATGCAAGGCGTAAAAGATGCCATCAAAGATGGTTTTCAAAAAGCCGTTGATATCTCAAAAAAATTGGTTGGTAACATTGTAGATGCCTTAAAAAAACTTGGCAAAGATTTACTACAAGTTGGGCGTGATGCCATGCAGGGCTTTATTAATGGTATCAGCGAGAAAATAGATGCAGCGGTCAGCAAAGCCAAAGAGATGGCAAGTAGCGTAAAAAATGCCATCACAGGTTTTTTTGACATTCATTCACCGTCTCGTGTGATGAAGCAAATTGGTGAATGGGTATCAGAGGGCTTGGCAATTGGTATTGCCTATAAAGCACCGATAGCCGCCAAAGAAGCCAAAAACCTTGCTAAAAGCGTAAAAGGTGCCCTTGAAAGCGAACTTCAAAAAACCGCAGAAGAGATATTTTTAACCAAACAGCACATTGCAGGCAACCCATACGCCCAGCTAACCAAAGACATTGCCTTTGGTAAATACGGCAAACAAGACACCAGCCGATTACAAAAGTTGGCACAAGAGCAAATCTTACAAAGCAATATCTTAACGCTCACCCAACAGCTGCATGAAGCCCAGCAAAATCTCGCCAATGTTGGGTTGACTAATATTGAAATCATGCAAAGACAATATGATGAAACCGATAAATCTGTGCGAGCGTCTTTGGATTTGTTTGAGCAAGTCAAGAAAACAAGTCAAGAGCTAATTGATGCAACCCACCGCCATGAGGCGATCCAAGAGTTTGAAAGCACGCTAAAAGACATCACAAAACAGATGGCAATCATGGGTAGTCAAGATCCATTGGCTGAGTTTTTATATGACTTACAAAATGCTGAGAAATACGCTTATTATACCACTGAGCAGTTGGCAAGGCTTAAAGATGAGATGATTAAGCTACAAAATGCCAAAGACGCCAAACAAGCAAGCGACGGCATTAAAAATATCCTAAAAGATATTAACAAACAGCTGGCATTGCTAGGCAGTAATCACCCCTTAGATGACTTTTTTTATGAGCTTGAACAAACAGACAAATACGCCCATGCGACCACTGATGAAATCAATGAGCTAACAGACGCCATCTTTAAGCTACAAGACGCCAAAGATAAGCTAAATGCCAAACAAGCATTTGATACGCTGATGAAAGATACAGCACTGGCAAATGAAACGCCAGCTCAAAGGCTACAGCGTGAATATGATGAAAAAATGGCGGTCATTGATAGGTATGAGCAAATGCACAGCGATAAGCTTGAAAATGCCACAAGCCTAAGACAGCAAATCACCGAGCGATACGAGCAAGCCGAAAAAGATGCTAAAGTCAAAAACTATCAAGAGCATTTAACAGCATTTGCAGGGTTTTTAAAAAACACGGCAGGTGAGCAGTCCAAAGCCTACCGTATGATGTTCGCTGCGTCAAAAGCCTATGCGTTGGCAGATGTGGGCGTTAAAATGGGTAAGGCGGTTGCTGATGCTTGGGCAGACCCATCAGCGGTTACCGTTTGGCAAAAGCTGGCTAATGTTGCCAAAGTGTCTTTGGGACAGGGGCATGTGTTAAGCATGATTAACGCCATTAGCCCCAAAGGGTTTGCCACAGGGGGCTACACAGGCAACATGGGGGTAAATCAGGTGGCAGGGGTGGTACATGGTCAAGAATATGTACTAAATGCTAAAGCTACAAAGCGTATCGGCGTTGGCAATCTTGAACGGCTAAACCGTGGTGATGGCATTGGCGGTCATGTTAATAATATCAGCGTCAATGTCACAGTCAATAGCGATGGCAGTGGCGATGTACAAGCTAATCATACCATGGGTAAACAGCTTGGGTATGCCATCAAATTAGCCGTACAAGCTGAATTGCAAAAAGAAAGACGGCAGGGCGGTTTACTGTACAGATAAGCAAAAACCCAACTGGTGCAAACAGTTGGGTTTTTTATTACCCCTTTAAACGGTACTTAAAAGGATAACTTATGGGTGATTTTATCACATTTTTAACCTATATTGAAAGTGAGAAATTAAATTTGAGAGAAAAGACAATGAAAACTTTTAATTGGGACATATCGGCAGACAGTAGCGAAACAACCGACTTAAATACCACCATAACTGCCTTTGGTGATGGCTATGAGCAGGCGGTCAGTTTTGGCATTAACAACAGCCGTAAATCATGGCAGTGTTCAAAAACCGACACAAAAGCTGTCATTGATGAGATTTTGAGCTTTTTATTAAATACCAAAGGGGTAGAGCCGTTTACCTTTGCCCCCATCAAGGGCGAGCCTGCCATTAAAGTCCGCCTAGATGGTGAGATATCACGCCAAAAGACGGGGGGCGATGCTTGGCAAATTGGGTTTACTTTAAAGCAGGTTTTTTGAAGGGCTTGACAGTATGTCAAGCCAAATCCGCCATTGCCAATTGTGCCAGATAGTTTGAACGGCTTTTGTATAGCGATTTGTGGGCGTTTACTTTTTCATCAATTTTGGCAATCAGATGGTTAGGTAAGGTAATGTTGATTTTGTGGCTTTTTATGTCATATTTTGACAAGTCCACATCTACCCATGCCCACATCATGCCATCAAATTGGCTGTTTTGGGTGTGTGCATCAAAATTGGTGGGCAGTGGGATTTCTTCGCCGTCATCTACCAAGCCACTAAAATGCACATGAAGGCATTCTAACGCCATTTTGTGTATGTCTTGCAAGTCATCGCACGCACTGGCAAGATTTGGCACATCAGGAAAAAAGATGCCGTGGGCGGTTTTATCATCGCCTTTTAAGATTGCAATGGGGTATAACATCATCGTCTCCTAGTTATCAAGGTGTTGCAAGGGCTAATCGCTTAGCCCTGCTTGTCTCATAATGCTGTCAATGGTGGGTTGTGGCAAATCTTTTTTTGGGTGGGGAACAGTGACACGACCTTTTTTGATGGGGTGTTTAAACTGCTGATGACTACCGCCATTTGATTTGACACGATACCAACCGTCAGCTTTTATGAGTTTAATGACTTCTCTACTGCTTGCCATTTCATCACCTTGCTGTGTTGTTGATGTGTATATTATACATCTAGGGTTATAATTGTCAAGTGGTTTTTAAGATATTTTTATTATCCAAATAAATGCCCCTTTATGGGGTTTTTTCACCAACCAAACCGCCCATCATCTGATGAGCGGTTTTTTAACTCGACGACATTAATGTCGGCGACATACCCACAGCCCTTATAAATCAAGGGCTTTTTTTAGGAGCAAAAAAATGAGTGAAACAACTCTAACTGAATTATCACGCACCGAAGCACAGGTATTACAGAGCTTTATCGCACAGGTGGATTACTGGAAAAACCAACACGGCGATAAAGCCAGTACCATTGAGATTACCTATTATCCTGATGATGACGGCTTTGAAGTTAGTAACAATGAAGCTAACAACGGTGTGCTAAAACGCAATCGCACCACAGTGTTTCGTGCTGACCTTTTGGCATGGGCGTCCAATCAGTTACGCTACTTACAAGGCTATGACAACAGCCAAACGGTCACCGCCTTTATTCTGTCTTTTAAGGACAATCGCTATGGGGTGCGTGCTGCCCTTGCCAGCGAAGCCACAGACAAGGCAGATGATGGGGCTGATGATAAAGCCGAGCAAACACAGTAAGCAGGCTAATTTAAAATCTGCCCAAACTGGTCAATAAATCACCCAAATGCTTAGCGTTATGCTAAGCATTTGGGCAGATTAATCAAATGAGATTGCCATGAGTTTTAACACAGACATACAACAAACCACCGTACAAGGCTTTATTACCTTGTATGAGCTTGACGCTCGTAAATTGGGCGGTGAGATTTACCGTTTTCATGGGCATAATGATGGGGTGATTAGATGGCAGGGGCAGGATTTTCATCCCATCGCCATCAAGGCAGACGGCCTTGAAATGCGTTCAGATGGCAGGGCAAGCACGCCTAAGCTTAGCATTGGCGATAAGATTAATGGCATACAAGGGGCGGTATCAGCCCTTTGCCGATTGTATGATGATTTTGCCCGAGCTAAGCTTACTGTAACGCATACCCTGCAGGCGTATCTTGACAGCCATGATGCCCAAAATTACCGCCAGCAAGAGTGGTACATAGAACAAAAGGTGAGCGAAAACCCAAGCCTTGGCATTGTAGAATTTGAGCTATCAAACCCTGTGGATTTTGAAGGGCAAAAAATCCCTGTGCGTCAAATCACCACCTATTGTAATGAAGCAGTCTGTGGTCGTTATCGTGGCGAAGTGTGTGGTTATACAGGTACAGCACGATTTACCCATGATGGCAAGCCTACCGATGACCCTACTTTGGACAGATGTAGCGGTTTATTAGCCCATTGCAAATTAAGGGATAATGAGGGCAGTTTTTGTGGGTTTCCTGCCGCTGGTTTGGTTTAGTCAAGCGTTTTGGCATACTCAACCAAAGCGATTTTGATTGCCATTGCCTTTGAGCATCCCTTGCGTGCTATAATGCTCTCAAGGGCTGCTAAGACTTCTGGCTCGGTATGACTGATGACAAGTCCGATGCGTGCCAGTGACTTATCAAAATAGTTAGCGGTTGCTTTTTTGCGTGCTTGCGGGCTTGCTTTATCTGCCATAAAAAATCCTTGATTTTTATAAAAATGGTGCTATGATAATGGGTAAGGAGTGGCTAGGCGTTTCCACCTAACCTGCCTTAGTAGTTCGCACCTACCTTAGGCTTTTACTGTTAGTAAGCTGGATAGCTTAGCAACAGCAGGGCAATGATGATTGTGAGTCTTAGCATTGCCTTTCCTCCTTATGTTACCGCTAGGCTTGTCCTAGCCCAATCAACACCCCTTGTGTTGATGAAATGTATTGTATTACACTATACAAATAAAGTCAAGTAATTTCTGCGTTTTTTCGCAAAATTATTTGGCTTTTTTATTTTATAAGCCTTTGAATTATAAACAAATATTCAGCCGTCCAAGTACAACTTGGGCGGTTTTTTATTGGAAAAATTTATGCGACTAACCAAAACCATTAAAGAAGCTATCCACGCCCACGCCAAATCCGCCTATCCTAACGAGTGCTGTGGGCTTATCATAGATGAGGATTATTACCCTTGTGATAATGTTGCTCCAAATCCCACCGAGCATTTTGAGATAGACCCCCAAAACATGCTTGAAATGCAAGATATAGGCGAAATCCAAGCCATCGTTCACAGTCATCCCAATGGCAATGCTGAGCCGTCTGAGATTGACCGTGTGCAAATGGGCGTACATGGCGTGCCTTGGGTGATTTGTGGTTTTGGTTACCATGCTGATGGGGAACAGTACTTTAATATCAAATGCCATAAGCCCAAAGTGTATCAAGCACCGCTATTGGGGCGTGAGTATCATCATGGCGTGCAAGATTGTTATAGCTTGGTGCGTGATTATTACCGCCGTGAACTTGATAGTGATTTGCCTGATTTTAAGCGTAGCGATGCTTGGTGGGAAAATCCTGCCCATGAGCCGTTATACGAGAAAAACTTCACCAAAGCAGGCTTTATTAAGGTGCAAGACAAAAACGACTTACAAAAGCATGATGTAATTTTATGCCGTGTTGGGCGTACCCATCATGTTAATCATGCCTTGATTTATTTGGGCGATGGCAAGTTAACAAGCGAGAGAACCCCTGATTGTGTGGGCAATGCCCTAATCCTACACCACCCCCATGGCGGTCTTAGCGTGCGTGAGATTTATGGGGATAATTGGCAGAGAAGAACCGATTTAATCATCAGACATAAGGACTTTTTAACATGAAAACCATAATATTACATGGCATTTTAGCCAAAAAGTTTGGCAAATCCTTTGACCTTGATGTCAAAACTGCCAAAGAAGCCTGCCATGCGTTGGCTTGCCAAATCCCTGCCTTTTATGAGTTTATGATGAATGCCGAAAAACAGGGTATTAAATTTGCCATCTTTAACGGCGAAAAACGCACTCAAAAAACCAACATTGGCGAGAAGCAAGTGGACGATATTACCACAGCAAGCCACATTCATATCATGCCAAGGGTGATAGGCTCTGGCGGTAAGACAATGGGCTGGCTACAAGTGGTGGCAGGGGTGGTATTGGTTGGGGTAGGGGCAGTAATAGGGAATGCTGGGCTAATCGCTGCAGGGGCAGGTTTGATTTTGGGCGGTGTGTCAACTCTGCTTATGCCAACGCCCAAACTTGACCCAAACAATGAAGATGGCAACCGCCCAAATAATGGCTTTGGCGGTGCAATCACCACGGTGGCTCAGGGCAATCCTGTACCGATTTTATACGGTGAGCGAGAAATTGGTGGGTTTATTGTCTCAGCGGCGATTTATGCTGAAGATAAGATGGTACAAGGGGTTAAAATTTAGGGGTAATTATGAAAATCTACGGTGCAAAAAGACAAAAACAAAGCTCACGCAAGCCATATATTCAAAAAGATACAGCAAGCAGTACTAACTTTTATCAAGCACTGTACGGCTTATCAGAGGGTGAAATATATGGTCTTGTAGACGGTGGCAAATCTATCCGCCTTGATGGTACGCCCATTATCAATGACAATGGCGAGCCGAACTTTCCTGATGTGTCATGGGATTTTCGAGCTGGAAGCATTGACCAAACGCACATTAAAGGCTTTTCATCCGTTGAAAATGAGCAAAGTATCAATGTAGAGCTACGCCACGACCGCCCCTATACCAAAGCCATCAATAATAAACAACTGTCAGCGGTGGCAATCCGCTTGGGCTTTAACGCCTTGCGTGAACAAAAAGACAATGGCGATGTTGTTGGCTACCGCATTGAATATGCCATTGATGTGCAAACTGATGGCGGTGCGTGGGAGATGGTGCTAAATACCGCCGTTGATGACAAGGTTAGCCAAGGTTATCAGCGGTCTCACCGTATTGACTTACCAAAAGCTCAACAAGGCTGGTCTGTGCGTGTGCGTCGCCTTACCCCAAACCGTGATAGTGAGATGGTAAGCGATACCATGGTTGTCTCTGCGGTTACTGAAATTATTGACGCTAAGCTTCGCTATCCGTGTACGGCTCTGCTTGCCTTAAAATATGACGCCCAAACCTTTTCTAACATTGCTAAAGTATCGGTGCGTGTGCGTGGCATGCTCATTCAAGTGCCAACCAATTACGACCCTGTGGCACGCACTTATGATGGCGTTTGGAACGGCACTTTTAAATTAGCCTACTCAAATAATCCTGCTTGGGTGTTTTATGATATTTGTACCGCCAAACGATACGGATTGGGCGACAGGCTTGCCAATAAAGTTGATAAATGGAGCTTGTACCGCTTAGCCCAATATTGCGATGAGATGGTAGATGACGGCAAAGGGGGCAAAGAACCTCGCTTTACGGTGAATGTCTATCTACAAAAAGCTGATGATGCGTATCGTGTGCTACAAAACCTATCATCAGTATTTAGGGCATTAAGCTTTTGGGATGGACAAAGCATTGTGGTAGATGCTGATACGCCCAAAGAGCCTGTTTATGTGTTTAGTAATGCCAATGTAGTGGGCGGTGAATTTAGCTACACAGGCACAAGAGCAAGAGACCGCCATACGATTGTCAAATGTGCTTATGATGACCCTGATAATAATTTTGAAACTGATTATATTTATGTACAAGATGAACATGCGATTGCCAAATACGGTATTAATCAATTAGAACTCAATTTATTTGGCTGTACAAGTAAAGGACAAGCCCAACGAGCAGGGATTTGGGCGTTAAAGTCCGAACAGCTGGAAACTGAAACGGTGAGCTTTAGCACAGGCTTGGACGGCTTTATCCCCAAAGTGGGGGAGATTATCCATGTGCAGGACAACAACCGAGCTGGGCGTATGCAAGCTGGGCGGATTGTGGCAACTGATGGCAGACAAATCACGCTTGACCGTGTGGCAGGCAAAGTGGGCGATACGGTGATGGTGGGTGATAATTCTGCCAAGATTGTACAGATTGATGATACGGTTATCACGACGGACACCGCCATTGGTAGTGCTGGGCAAGTGTTTGCCATTTCATCAAGCGATGTTGCCCCAAGGGCGTATCGTGTGATGACGATTAGCCAAAATGATGATGCAAGCTTTTCATTTACCGCACTGCAATATGAAATTGGCAAATTCACCGCCACCAATGCCGCCATACCCAAAAAAGAAGTTTCGGTAATTAAGGCTCATGTCTTAACACCGCCAAATTCTGTTACGCTGACAGAACGCACACGCACTCATCAGGGGCAGGCGATTACCACGCTGAACATTGCATGGGAGCAAGTGTCTGGTGCGGTAGCGTATATTGTAGAATGGCGAAAAGATGATGGCAACTGGCAAACTTTGCCAAAAGTATCAGGGCAGAGCGTAGACATTGATGGCGTTTATGCAGGGGTATATCAAGCAAAAGTGCGAGCGATTGATGCCTTTGATAATGAAAGCCTATCGCAATCAAGCCAATTAACACAAATCACAGGCAAACAAGGCAAACCGCCACGCCCCATAAATCTCACCGCCCTAGGGGTATTATTTGGCATGAATTTGGGGTGGAATTTTGCCAAAGGCTCAGGCGACACCAATTACACTGAAATCCAAGTATCACCTGATGGACGCTCAAATATCGCAACCCTTGGTACTTTTGCCTACCCAACTAATAAGCATGAAATCACTGGCTTACAAGGCAATTTGACCCAGTTTTATCGTGGGCGAATCGTGGATAAGCTGGGTAATACATCGGACTGGACGGCTTGGGTGCGTGGCACGACATCGGCGGATGCTGGCAAGGTGCTTGAGCTTATCAGTGGTCAGATTAATGGCAGTCATCTTGACCAAACCTTACGTACACCCATTGCCAAAATCGGTGAATTGCAAACTGCGGTGGACGGGGTCAATGCACAATTGCCCACGCTAAATAGTCAGCTTGCCACGGCAAACCGTGAATTACAAACCGCCATTAGCAACATCACCACCGAGCGTAACCGTATCAGCGGTGCTATCCGTGATATTACTGCTTTACAAGCGGATAAAAATGCCAAAACGACCGAAATCGCCAATCTAACCCAAACCGTGGGGTCTCATACGTCATCAATCCGTGAGCTTGGTGTAACGACAGGCGATTTGTCGCAAAAGTATGCCCAAATCAAAACACAGGCGGATAATGCCACGTCCGAGATTAGTGCGATTAAGCAGACCCAAAGCGGGCAAGCGACCAGTATTGATAGACTGGGGGCAAGATTTGACAGTTTGAGTGTGGGTGGGCGTAACTTGTTAAGGGAGAGCAGTAATACACAGCACTTTGGTTATGGCACAAGATTTGAGCTTACCCAAGCCCCAAATGTCGGCGATGATGTTGTGGTAACTATATGGGGCGAAATTGGCTCTGATAGAAATGGGCAGATTGGTGTGTATAATTCGCACGGCTGGACGGAGCTTTTTGTCTGCACAAAAATAGCGGACGGCATATATCAAGGAAAAGGTAAATGGGGTAAGCCGATAGCTAATGGTCAAGAATTAACACCCAACGACACACACTTAGAGGTGTTTTTTTATCCAAGAACTGCTACATCGAACAACCGCATTGACAAAATTAAACTAGAACGTGGCAACATCGCAACAGACTGGACACCCGCCCCCGAAGATTTGCAAGCCGATATTGACAGCAAGGCAAGCTCGGCAAGCCTTGATGAGTTTAAGCAGGCATCGGCAAATGCTGACAACGCACTATCACAGCGTATTAACACGCTTGATGCCCAATACAAAAAGGCTGATACGGACTTAACCGCACGTATCGCTCGTGAAGAAACTGCACGAGCTGACGGCGATAACGCAAACACCCAAGCCCTGCGAACGCTTGAAAGCACGGTACAAGGGGTAAGCGGACGTGTCGGTGCATCCGAGAGCAAAATCGCAACGCTAGAACGCACAACCGCTGACACAAATCAAGCGTTAGCGACTGCACAAAATCAGCTTAATGCGAGATTTGACAGTTTGAGTGTGGGTGGGCGTAACTTACTTAAAAACAGCAATCCAAGTGTTGCCAATGCCAACTATATGCACCGTTTTGAGTTGACCAATGCTCCGAGCGTGGGCGACGAAGTAGTGGTAACGCTGTGGGGCGACATGGGAGCAGACCGCACGGGCATTGGCGTGTATAACACGCAAGGCTATACTGAATTGTTCAAACTTGCCAAAATCGCTGATGGCGTGTATCAAGGCAAGGGGCGGTGGCGATTGCCGATGAACGGTAGTACACCCCGCACGCCTAATGATACACATTTGAATGTCTATTTTTACCCAAACTCTGCCACCAGTCAAAACCGTATTGACCGCATCAAGTTAGAAAAAGGCAATGTGGCAACAGACTGGACACCTGCCCCCGAAGATTTGCAAGCCGATATTGACAGCAAGGCAAGCTCGGCAAGCCTTGATGAGTTTAAGCAGACACAAGCGACAAAAGACACTGCCACTGCTCAGAAACTGTCGCAACTTGAAAGTGGTTTAGGTGCAAAAGCCAACACCATCGCTCTAAATGAGCTTAACACCCGTGTCACACAGGTGGACGGCAGAATTACCGCAGAAGCCAATAAAATCAGCACGATGCAGACAACCCTAAACGGTCAAACAACCAGCATTCGTAATGTGGAGCGTTCTGTTAATGGCGTGCGTTCAATTAAAGCGGTAACGGTGGATAATAATGGCTTTATTAGTGGCTATGGGCTTATGAGTGATTTGCAAAATGGGCGTGTTACGAGCCGTTTTGGTATTAACGCAGACCAAATTTATTTTGGGGGGACTACAAGTGCCAAAAAGCCGTTCGTGTTTACGACACGCACTACGGTCATTGATGGCGTGAGCTATCCTGCGGGGGCATGGATAAACAGTGCTAGTATCGCAAGGGCAAGCATTAACATGCTCCACATCGCTGACAGCATACAATCGGATAACTATGTGGCAGGCAGACAAGGTTGGCGACTGTTCAAAGATGGCAGGTTTGAATTAAACAACACCTTTGGCGATGGGTCAAGTTTGGAGCTTAACTCACAAGGTCTTACCGTATGGTATGACAAAGCCCAAGGCAAAAAAGCGGTAGAACTGGGGATTTTACTATGATGACAGGACTAAAAGTATGGGACAGGCAGGGCAATTTATTGACCGACATCACAGGGCGATACCCCAAACTCATCCACAGCTTGACCATCAGCGAACGCACCAATCAGACGGTGAGTTACACGCCCCCTAATGGCACAGAGTTGCTTGTTGTTCCCATCTATTTGGGGCGTAACGATGAGAGTGTCCAAACCAATACCGCAACCGATGAAGATGACGATGATACCTACACCTACAACCTTTGGCGTGTGGACATCACAAAAACAAAAGACGGCTTTACCATCACCACCTATAACCATCATCACAAGATTGTCCCCATCAAAATATACTGGGGCTACTTATGAAGTGATTAACAAGGACAAATATGATATTTAAAACCTACAACGAACAAGGGAAAACCCTGCTTGACAGTCAAACCCCTGTATTTGCACTCACCAAAACGGTTACGCCAACACGCCTATTGACACCCCCCTTTGACCAAAACAAGCGAGAGCTTTGGTATAGAGCAAAACGGCTGGGGTTTAACTCAAAAATGCGACAAAGATGGGTGGACATTCATACCAAAGAATACTGTATGTACTATGCAGACGTGCCATCTGTCATGACCCCCATCACCACAATCTCCTATGATGGGGGTGCCGCCGAGTGCGAACCGATTGTGTTTTTAAACGCAGGGCAATTTGATGGCAAAACACGGCTCATGTTCTATTCAAATGGCAGATTATCGGATGGGCAGTTGGCTAATTACCGCATTCACGTCTTTGACATCAATGTCCAAAGACAAACGCAGGTAGGCATCAATCTGTACGATAAAAAGGGCAATGTCACATTTAGCAATCATAGTAGGCTGTTAAATATGGACACGCTTACCATCCACAACCACCGCCCTTTTATAAGTGCCAAAGAAGCCAAAGAACTGCTTGACATTTACCGTGCCATTGAATTAGGTCAGGTTGGTGCAGACTTTAAAGCCGACCGCCGTTTAGAGTTAGAAGCGGAATTTGAATACTGGCAAGGTGAGATTAGACGGATATTAAGGGAGAAAAGCAAAGAAGATGGCTTCACCCAAAACGGCTTTATTAAAGTAGGTCAAGGCTATCTTAACACAAGCATTAAAGGGGTGGCAGGGTTTAGTGTGGATGATTTGATAATCATCAAAGCTCAGGCATTTCGTGGCTTTAAAGGCATTAGCTTGCTTCACGAGATGGCAAAGCAGGACTGGGTTGATTATTCCTTTGTAAAACACACCCAAAAGATGGCGTGTATTGGCTGTCGTGATGGGCTGTTTGTTTGTCCAACATGGGATTTTGACAATATAAGAACCGATGGCAAAAGAAAAGGCACACACGTCATTGGCACAACCAAAAATCATGCCACCCATGTCAGATATACTCATATTTAGTACATTTATTTACCATTTAACGCACAATTAACCCACGCCCCAAGCGAACCGCTTAGGGCTTTTTTATTGGAGTAGATATGCCAGAAAAAGACCCAACAACTTATACGCTACTGACCTACATTTGGGTAGGACTGCTCGCCATGGGTGGCGGACTGGTGGCGTTCATCAGACGGCTTAATGAACAAAAAAAACCAGAGCGACTGCCCATTGTATTTGCCAAACTCACAGGCGAGCTTATCATCTCAGGCTTTGCAGGTTTAATCACGTTTTATCTGTGTGAGTTTTTGGAGGTTCAACAATTACTAACGGCGGTGCTGGTCGCTGTCAGCGGTCATGCTGGTGGTAATACCATTGACCTTGTTGCCAAACTGATTGAAAAACACATTAACCGAAAAACTGGATTTTAACCATGAATGAACTAAACCATAAACTTAATTAGAATGATGGGTTTTTTAAATCCGATTATTACATAAATTAACATGAGCCGCCCCTAGGGGCTTTTTTTAGGAGTAAAAAATGAGCAGTTATATCAAACAAATCCAAACCACGCTTAAACAAGCTGGGTTCTATAAAGGTGAGATTGATGGCATTGCAGGGCGTATGACGGTGCAAGCGGTCAATTCTCTTGCTAACAGTAAGGTATTAAATTCTGAAGAGAAGCGAGCCGTCGCTGAACAAGCCAAATCAATCCCTGAGTATAACAAGCCTACCCAAGAATTAAAGCCTAAGACCTGTGGTGATGTCTAAAAATGCGTTTTTTTCTAGCATTTCACCACGACGGTCGAACAGGTATTCGCTGCGTGAAATGGCGATGGCTTCGTCAATCAAAGCTTGCATGGGCGGCAGAATAGGGCGTATTAACGGTTGCTGGGTAATATGACCTACTTTGTGGTTCTCAGGTGGGGCAGTCCAAACACCGTCTTGAAAATCGGTAATTTTAGCTCGTCTAAGCTCGATGCCACGGCAACCAAACATCAAAGCAAGTTCGGTCGCTAAGCGATTACGGTAGCTAATTTTTGAGCCATACAATGCTTTGTAAAATAAGATAATTTCATCATCACTTAAGTATCGCTTACGCTTAACACGGACTAAATTAAAATCACTCAATTCAAGGTCGGCAAGGATGTTGTGTTTGACGATTTCACGCTTTTTTGCCCATTTGAGCATTTGCTTGGTATTTGTAAGTATGCGTTCAGCAATGCCTGGAGTTTTACCAGCAATGGATTCAATGATGATAATATACTGTTGTAAGGTAATGTCATTAATCGGCAGTGAGCCAATGACAGGAAAAACATAGAGCTCAAAGCTACGCTTGATATCGGACGCTTGTTTTTTGGTGATGACTGCTGATTTATCATACCACTGTAAAAAACACTCATAGAAAGTGTCAGCGTTAATATAAGCCTGCTTGGCGATTTGCTCTTCAAGTTTTGGGTCTTTGCCATGCAGGAGCTGTGTTTTGGCAGACAGTGATTTTTCTCTGGCTTGCTTGAGGGATATCAGTGGATAAACACCCAAATCAAACCGCTTTAATTTACCGTTAAATCGATAGCGTAATTGAAAGACAATCTTACCTTTGAGGGTGCTGTCTGGCTTGGCTGTTCTGCTGATAGCTTACTTGCTGTGTTTGCCGCTTTCCGTATGGATTAGCTCTGCTCTTTTCACTCTCTGCCTTAGCTCGCTCTAGCATTTGATCAATTTGACCAGGTAGTGCCTGCTCACCATTAATCATTTGTTTTGCCCATTGCTGCGTCTGAGCGTGATACACACCAAATAGATTAATGCTGTATTTTTCTTCGCCCTTGTCATTGATACGGTAATTTTTGCTAAATATTGCACCAAAAAATTTACCAACAAGCTCTGGCGCAACCATACCTTGTTTATTAACTGTGCCACCAGCATTAAAGTCATAGGCGCTATATGTTCCCTGTGCCTGCGTAATACCTGCTGTGCCTGTCACTTTTAAGATGGCATTGATTAGATTATATCCAATCAATCGCTCACCTTGACCATTTGCGAAGTGAATAGCAACATCACCTGTTTGCTTTTCACTGCTTATTAAGCTTAGATGTAGCGTTTGCGTGCCTTTGTCGTTTTGGGTGTAGTAAGCTTGCGTGATTTTGACCACTTGCGCAGTATCACCATCAATAAAGTTACTTGCACCAAATTTGGCTGCGTCAGCATCGTTACAAGCGATAAAATAATTCATGAGTTTTCTCCGTTCTTAGGTAAGTTATAATAGTTGCAAATCGCATTATCCACCATCTCTAGATCATTGGTGATAAGGTCATTGTCGAACATCTCAAAAGGGGTTTTTACAGTAGTAAAGCCGTTGTTTTTGGTGATAAAGTAGTTTTTTCCGCTCTCAATGTGCGTTTGTAATACGATACCCACCATGCCTTCAGGCGTAATTTTTTCATCGAGCAGCTTACCAATGGTTTTTAGCTTGGTTTTGCCGTCCACTTCGTCGGTATGGCTAAGAATATATACGCGCTGATACGGCTTCATGTGATAATTGACGGTATTTAAAATCCGCCAAATATTTTTGCCATTCTCTGTGTATTTATCATAACCTTTGACTTCACTATCTCGCATGTATTTATTACTCATGAGATACTGAAAATCATCAATGATGATGATAGGAGCTTTAGATTTCATCAAAATATCGCAAATCAGGTTCGGATCATCTGTAACAACTTGCTTAAATTCTGCACCACGAAACGGTAAGTATTTACCCACCACATTGATAAATCCGACATTGTCAGGGTTTAGGTTTCTCAAAGAGAAACTTTTTCCTGTGCCAGACTGCCCTAGAATGAATGCACCTATTGCCATTCTCTTTATCCTTATTGCACCTTGTAATAAATAGCAGGGCGGGCGATCTAGGTGCAAAAATAACCGCCGTTCGGTAGCTACTCCTAGCCCTGCTAAAACTTAACCAATTCTTATATGTTCATTTTGTACCAAGTTTGCCCCATCAATCACAATGCCATCTTTCAAGGCTTTGGCAATGGCCACATTATTGGCTTTGATCTCCATCTTTTGGAATTCTTTTGGCAAGCGATCCGCATTGATATCAAGACACACACTAGGAATGCTTTTTTGTCTGCGTATCGGTATGATCGGGTCATCAACCTTTTTAATATCGTTCGCCTGCATTGCCGCCAGCATATTAGACTTAAGACACTCATTTAAATTGTTTAAAGCACGCTTTTTTGCTGATAAGCGCCTGATTTCACCGTCAAGAGCATCAATATCGCTGCTGTTGTTTTTGATAAATTTGCCATAATTTAATAGCTTGTCGTGAAGGTCTCCTCGCAAGTCTAGTAAATCATTGACTTCTTCATCACTTGGCGTCTCACCGTTTTCCAGCATTTCGCCAAGTCTGATTAGACTTTCTTCAGCTTCTTTGCTGATTTGGTATAGATTCATTTTTAGCCTCACTCTCAAAAGGAAGCCCAAATTCATGGGCTAATAAATCATAGTACTGTTGCTCATCATCATCAAACTGAGCAAGCTCCTCTTCGCTAAATTGCAATTCGATAAAGTCCATAAAATCCCTATCGTTCATGCTACCCCCTTAATGTTCTCAGATAAGGCGATGGGTTCAAACAGCCCTGCTTGTATCGCCAATACTTCGGCGATTTGCCAATCATCATGAGCCTGTAAATCAAGCTCAATTTCATGATTGCCTAAGTACACCGATACGCTTAAAATGATGCTATGGTATTGACCGTCTTGATAACCGATACGCCCAGTTACCACCTGCTCAGACTTGCCGAGCCTGATTGTTGCTGTTACTTTTTGCATTTTAATAACCTGCCTGCGATAAACTGCCATCAAGGCAGATGATAAATATTGCTGCTAAGAAAGCAGCAAATACCAAGCTGTAGAAAAAATTCTTAATTGTCATGCTGCTCTCCAGTAATAAATATTGCTGCTGCCAATCTTTCGGCTTTCGCCTTCAAATTTGCTCTCATGCTCACAAAGCCAGTCTTCTAGCCATTCGCCGATAAATTCTTTAACGCCTTGCATGTCTTCAACATGAAAGAACTTGTGACCGTCATAGCCTTCAACGATCTTGAAACTTGTAAGATTGATAAAATCAAGTGTTTGTACTTCTTCGGTTTGCCAGTAGCTGATACCCCAGCTACCGCCTATCTCAAAAGTAAACTCCACTTCAAGATAAGGTGGGCAACCGTGATCAGGCTTTTCTTCTGCGTACTGTATGTACACAACACCGTTTAAGCACTTGAGATCGATCTCGTGATCTGAATCAGGGCAAAGTTTTAACATTTGCATTTCTCCTAAGTTAATCCGACACTGACATTTAGACTGCTTTAGATTGCTTGAGTCTAAAATGCCAGTAGCTGATTAACTGTTTTGTTGTAATAAGTTTTTAAATAGTTCAATCAGTTTCATTAGCTGATGGGTTTATAATAGCAATTGCTAATCATAAAGTAAATAGCAAACGCTAAACATATAGCATAAATTTTATAAGTTATTGATTTATAAAGAATGAATAATTTAGCATTAGCTAATATAAAACCGCCACTAGGGCAGTCACATGTTATAATAATTTGCGTAAAGACAAAAAACTGCCGTTAGGGTGGTAAATTCAGGGTAATAAAAAAGACGACCTTGCATTCACAAGATCGTCCAAGCGGTGCTTGTATTACATGTCAATCAACATCGCACTAAAAAGCACCATGCTTCATAACCGTAGTCGTGTGCATCCAGAACTTTTTCAGACTTTCCTCGAACTTTTCGAGTACGACAGCACACCCATTTAAAACCTTTTGGGGCGGGTTTTGCGCCCATCTTTTTAAGAGCCATTACGGTTCCTTATCATTAAAATACAACCGACTGTTGAATATGACTCTTAAATTTTGTACAATATAAGTTCTCACACATGTATTGTAAAAAAACTAAGCGTCTGTACTGCTCGGTTGCTTCACAGTACAAAAATAACTTGGCAAGCTTACTTGTCAGGTTATTTTTTTAGAACAATGATAATTGTTTATAATTTCTCACACCTAAAAACTCCATCATGCAATCTGCAAAATAATCGGCTTGCCATTCACTGTCCTCATACTGGCACGGCTGCGTATCATTATAATGAAGCACTGCGCGGTGCGCCAACATAAAATGTCCCAGTTCATGAAAAAAGATATGCAATGCCCGAGTATCTTTGTTTATGATGCGCATGTATAGATTCTCAGGCATGGAAATCATCGCCTTTTCAGGTATACACCAAGCATCCGCCACTTCTAGCCAGTCATTATCGGCGATAATCTCTATATTAAGACCAGCATGACATAGATTTTCAATAAATTTATCCATATGCCTTAGTGTGGATTTTTTGAGCCCTAAAATCCTACGAAGCTGTTCGCAGAATTTTTGAATTTTATTAGGTTGCATGATTGGCACCCTAGATCCGCGCATTGTGTAATTATTCATCAATTGCCTCTCGTCTTGCTTGTTGTATTTTTGTTAGTAGCTCGCAAATTCTATCCAGCTCTTCCTTGCTATAAGTGGAGCTGGCAAATCCAGCCACCATCATCTGATGCTGATAATCTAACTTGTCAATGGCAACACTGCCATTGCTAATCTGAGCCAATTGCTCTAAATTCTCTTCAAAGCGATAATCTTTGCTGGAAAAAAAATCAGAAATCTTAACAACTAGATCATTAGGAACCTTGCTTCTACCTGTTTCTACAGCACTTAAAAAAGACACAGACACGCCCAGTGCTTGTGCCATAGTCATCAAGGTTTCGTTTGTATGGTGGCGAGCATGACGAACGGCTCTGCCGAATTCTGTAACTGCCATAGCTTTATCCTCAAAAAAATAACTGTCTGAAATCAGACAGGTCTATTATACCAAAATTCAAGTAAAAAACAAGAATTTTTATATCAAAAAACAAGAAATTGTTAAATTTCATACTCTAAGAGATATTATTAGGCAATAAAAAACCACCTGTAGGGGTGGTTTGTGCCATTGGTGGGATGACAGACTAGGTTTTTATATGTCCTATAACCAAAAAAAAACTTATATGTTGTGCGACAGGCGAAAATACAGGTAAGAATAACCATAATAACTATTGAGCAGAATAGGAATGAAGAGATGTAAAATAACGAAATTAGGCATAAAACAATGCTTAGAAATAGTAGCAGGCTTAATATCTCACTACTTAAAATGAGATTAAAATAATGTCCTGTTATTATCATATTTTTGATGAGTGTATTTGATGACAAGCCAGCTATGATCGCCAATAGAGCAAAAAGAAAGCCCAAGAATGTTCCGAATAGAGAAATAACAACTTTAGCAATATCCCTTTGGTCATTTACAGCCATTGTGGCCAATTGAGATTTTGAAAAAATACAAACAGCTAAGGCGATACAGCTACCAATTAGTAACCATATTATAGGCTCCTTGTACTGTTTCAATTTCATCTAACTTTTCCAAATAAGCGCGTGTTATTTTTTCATAAATGTCTGTATGCTCAAATTCACCTGTAGTGTAAGAAAAATTCTCATCAATGTAAAGAATTTTTGTTGTAATAAAATCAATAATGGATAACTCTTCCCCCTCCAAAGTCTCGACTTTTGCTTTAAGCTTGGTTGCTCCATAACCCATAATATTTGAGACATTCTCAAGTGCATCTGATAACCAACCATTTTTCTTGCGTCGATCGACTTTAATAGTGAAATCTATATTATTACACCCTGATTCGGACAGTGCCTTTATTGTTTTACTGCTCCATAAATTGCTGTCACTATAGGCAAATAAAGGTGATATGGGTATTGCACAGGATAATTCATACACATTTTTATCCCTCAGAAGTGCTGATATTGAAGAATGATCCAATAATTGTACCATACCAATTCGCTTTTCTATCAAAGAGCTCAAGCAATCTCGAAATTGAGCGTAATGATTGGCGTTCTTATTTCGAACATACCCAATAATATCGTACTTTGAAAAATAAACAAAGTGATTTGTCTCAAAGAGTCCTTCGTTAGCTGCCAAGCCCAAAGATCGTCCATCAGTGCCTGCTTCCCCACACTTTATTCCATTGTCAGGTCTGAGTTTGCGAAATACTCCGGCAACACGACCATTCGGCAAGGTTTGCAAATGGTGAAGGTCTCGGACATAATCTTTAGAATCATAAATGTGCGATTTACCCACAAGTGAATTGATGGCATTAAATAATGTTTGTGAGCCTGTATTGTTGTTTATGTAGTAAATTTTATAAAATTCTATTGTTATACCCATATTTAATATCTCGTCAACTTGCCAACGACTTCTTTTAGTACCCAATTGTGACAGTTGGCTTGTATCAATTTTTAATGTAAAATCTTAAATTTACAATTCTTTGCTTGATTTGTGAAATTATGTACCCTATAATAACCATATGGACAGGGTTGCACACAGGTTTGTGCAGTAATTCCCAGTCGGCAGAAAGCTCTGATTTACTCAGAGCTTTTTGTTTATGGAAATATTTTAAGCCCAAAATCTGCATAGAGAGATCCTGCAAATTCTCGCCCACCACAGGAGCATAATTTTGATTTTATTACATCAAACGCTCTATTTGGTTGATTTGGCTTTAAACAGTGGTTGCCAATTGGACGAGCGGTTAGATCAGCAAACTGCAATCCTGTTGAATTAACTTGTTTATGTGCAAGTATCATCTCAAAATTGAAGATGGTTTTATAGTAATTAGCACCTTGGCAAACCCTTAAAAACTCATTCTTTAATATTTCATCTTCCTTGCCACCACGCTGTTCAAAAATAATAAAAGTTTTCTTTTGGTGCTGGTCTTTCTCACACATCAAGCGGTAAATGCGCTCCAAGCCATATTGTAGTGCAATATGATAAGGATTGAACGGCCTGATGTATTTTTGCACCAATTTATCCTTTCTGACCACACAAGCAATCATCATAAATTTTGTGTTATCCATTAATGCATTAATATCGTTCAAAAATGCTTGTTGTTTTTTATCGCTAAAATTAGCAAAAGTACCAGTTTTCTTTAGAATTTCTCGTTCATGTAGCACTATCATATCATGTCCGAAATAGCGAAATTTTAAATCTTGAACAGATGGGACGATTTTCTCGTTATAATATTTTTTGTGAAAAATACAAAAGGATAAAACGAAAACAGGGTACTTACTGTTAATTTTTAACAAGTCATGGTCGCCGCTTTCATCGACATAGACGATATAATCACTAAAATCTATCACTAACTTTCCAACCACATTAGCCGCTAATAATAATATCACCACCGCTCAAGACGGCTGACACTCCACACCCAGCCAATCACTTCAAACTCACCATCGCTGATCTGCTGCTTGGTGGCGATTTGTTCTGGGAACTCAGCAGCATTATCGCTGACGATACGCACACCGCCATCAGGCAGTCGATACAAACGCTTACATAAGCACAGCTCCCCGAAGCGAATCGCAAAAATCCGCCCATCTTTGATCTCTTTTCGTCCTTTATCGATATAAATCGTATCGCCATCTTGTACATAGGGCATCATGCTGTCATCACGGGCAGTGACCGCAAAGGCATTTTCAGGCATTACCCCAAGATTGCTCAGTGTACGCTTACCCATGCGTAATTTGCGGGTTTCATGCGTCACATCATCATTGACCGCGCCATGGCCACAGGCGAAGGCAATGTCTTTATAAAAAGGTATCTCAGCTTCATCATCATCCAGTGGGGTGCTATCGTCCCATTCGGTGATAGGGGTGAGTTCATTATTAGGATTGATACTGGATTGTGTTGGGCAATTATCCAAACTAAATCTTTCCAATTTTAACTTTTCTTCTAGCGATCGAGCTGAGCGCTCGCCTATTTGACGATTGCCGTTCATTAACTGAGATAAGTAACTTGCATTCAAATCGTATTCTTTGGCGATTTTAGCGAATGAGTTTAAACCTTTTTCTTTTTCAATTTTCTCAAGAATTAAGGTTAAATTTTTTAATCGAATCTCTGGTGTCATTCCCGACCTCTCTTTTTCTGTACTGAAAAATATAGTATAGCAAATGCTACACAAAAAAAACAGATAGCAAAAGCTATTATTAATTGTTATAATAATTAGCAATTGCTAATAGATAAGAGGGTTTATAGTGCAAATTGTTGAATTAAGAAACTATTTGCTATCAATGAATAAGCAAGATCGTATTGAGTTTGCTAAAAAGTGCGGTACAACTTACGGTCAAATGATGCAAATTTACCGTGGCAACCGCACATGCCATCCAACACTTGCTATTGAAATTGATAAGCATAGTAAAGGGTGCGTGAAATGTGATGTTTTAAGTCCTGATACCGATTTTAATTATGTGAGAGCTAACAGTGAATCGGTTTGAGGAAATTGAAAAATCAGGAAAACAAAAACCCCTAGCTGCTACTAGGGGCGGTGTCCATTTTCGGATTAACTTAAAGGAAGTTAAATGAACGAATTTATTATACCAAACTTTAATTTTGTGAGCAATGCTTTTAGTAAGCGTCGCACAGATTTTGACGCCCAAGAGCGAGAAATTGCCGAATTTATCAAAAATGGCGGTAAGGTCATCAATCTTGACAACACCAAACGACCAAAGAAAAAATCAGTAAAAAGCCATCACGCTAATTTCAACAACTCAGGGATAAAGAGCGAAATGCACCTTGTTTTGTGCTATCTAAAAAGGTCAGGTAAGCGTATGACTGGCTTACAAATTCAAGAAAAATTCGGTATATCAGCGACAACTTTAAGGGTTCAAACAAGGCTACTGAACGCACAAGCAGGCAAGACGCTGATTGAAAACGAAAAAATTCGTGATGAAAACAATCGTTTAAAGCGTGTTTACTATGCGGCAGAGGTGAACTGATGCATTACTATCAATTTAACCCATCAGATTTCAAGGCGAAAACACGCCATCTCACGCATTTGGAGCGTGCCTTTTATCGTGAGCTGATCGATCTTTATTATGAGACCGAAAAGCCCATCACGGGTGATTTGCCCAAATTGGAACGCCTACTGCTTGCCAAAACAGACGATGAGAAACAAGCCTTGCTATCTGTGCTGGATGAGTTTTTTGTGTTCAAAAATGATGCGTACCATGATTTTGAGATAACCGCCAAAATTCGTGCCTACAAATGGGCGGACAAAAAGCGGAACGCCCAAGGAATGCAAAACGGAACGCAAGCGGAACAGAACGGAACGCAAAACGGAACGGATAAGGAACGCAAACAAAGACACAAAAACAAAGTGAATTATTTGCGTGCCTTGCTGTCTGATCATAACATCCAAACCCCTGCAAATTCAAGCATTACCGTACTTACTGATTTATGCAACGAACACAAAATTGCCATTGATTGGGATATGGTAGAACGCCAAGCGGAACAGAACGGAACGCAAGCGGAACAGAACGGAACGCCAAAAAATGAGCGTATAACCAATAACCATAAACCAATAACCAAGAACCAAGAACCAAATATTAATAAAGAGAGTGCATCCGCTTCAAAAAAATTCACCAAACCAAGCTTTGAGCAGGTAAGGGATTATTTTACAGAGCTAAAGCATAACAACCCATCGGAGCAAGCATCCATTTTTCTCGATTTTTATGATTCAAATGGTTGGAAAGTTGGAAGAAATCCAATGAAAGACTGGCAAGCAACGGTCAGAAATTGGATTAAACGAGACGGTCTAGGTCAACAAAACAAACAGGAAAACTACAATGCAACACATCAGCGAACACCTAAAATCAATCCAGCAGAAGAGTACTACAACAACGCCATGGCAGAGTATGAGCGATACTATGGCTCAGCAAGCCAATCCACAACTGGTCAAGACTTTGCTGGAAATGTTTACGATGTGGAAGCTGCAATTTAAAACCAAGATGACGCAGGGTGCATGGGATTTACAGACAGCTCAACTATGGGCAATTGCATTGGCTGATCTTGAGATTACTGAAGCCATGTTTGCGACAGCTTATCGCAAATGCCTAACGCTAAAGTGGATGCCAACCACACCTGCTGACTTTGCAGAACTTGCATTTGCCAATGAGATTTACCCTGATTGCCGTCAAGCTTATCTTGATGCTACAGGGAGCCGTTACAGTCATGAAGTAGTCTATGAGACGGCTAACCGTGTCGGATTTTATGAAATCCGCACAAAAAGCGAAAATGAGATTTTTGGCGTATGGTCAAAAACCTATACCAAAGTTTGTGCCGAACACGCCAAAGGTGCAAGATTTAGCTTGCCACAAGCTCAGCAAATTGAGCAAAAACAAGAAACACAAAATATAATCTCTGCTGAAATGCAAAACGAAATTAACCGCTTTTTGACAACTTTTGGCAAAAAAAAGCATGGGCAACAAAGGGTAAAGGTTTAACATCAAAGATATGAGCATGAAGTACAAAAACAAGAAAACACAAATTGACGATATCACTTTTGACAGTAAAAAAGAGGCAAACCGTTACCTTGTGCTAAAGCAAATGCAAAATAGTGGTTTAATTAGCGATTTAACGCTTCAGAAGCCATTTATTTTGGTTAGTGGTACTAGGATAGCAGGCGAGCCTAGAAAGCGTCCTAGCGTGCGTTATATTGCCGATTTCGTGTATTTTGATAATAGGGTTGGCAAAACAGTTGTTGAAGATGTGAAATCAGCAATTACAAAAAAGAATAAAGTATACCGTTTAAAAAACATTTAATGAAAACTGTACATAATATTGATATTTTGGAGATATGAATGAGTAAAGCATTTCATAGAGCGAGAACATGACAACATTTAACATGGCAGGTATGCCAGTCGATGGCGAATGGCTCACCTTTGACGATGTCGCAACATTTACCCCTGGCAAGCGGGCAACAAAGACAGATGGCGCGATACCTATCATCTCAAGCGGTGCTAAGCCTGTGGGCTATACAGACATTGCAACACACCCAGCAGGCACGATCACAATTAGCCGTAGGGGCAGTGTTGGTAATATCTATCGCTGGGAGGTGCCAATTTGGGCGGATAATTGCTTTGTGATCACGCCCAAAGACGGTGTCAATGTTGATTTTTTGTACTACTCATTACAAGTGAGCGAAAAGGCGTTTAAAAATATTCATGACGGTGGATTGATCCCAATGCTTGACATAGAAAGACTTAAAAAGCTGCCTTATTTCTTGCCTATCATGCTAGATCAGTTATTGCTTGTTGAGATAGTGAGTCATTACGATCAGCAGACCAAAGAGCATGCTAAGACTACAAAATCACGCATAGAAAGGCTGACGGCGATGTACAAACAAGTATCGGGGGATATATTTAATGTTCTTAGAACATGATGGGCGTAAAAAAGCCAAAGCACACGCTGAGTATATCACAGGCGATGAATTACGGCGCTATGTCGCTAACAAGGTGCACCAATACGCAGGCGAGCAGGTGAGCGTATTTGATGGCGCATGTGGTTCAGCTCAGCTTGAGCAGTATATCAAGATGACACATTTGACAGCGGTTGAGATTCAAAAAGAAGGCTGTGATGCGATCTGTCACAATTACCCAACGGCAAATGTCTATCATCAAAGCTTTTTTGATATTAGTAACGATTTTCAAGCTGATTGTGTGGTGATGAATCCACCGTTTAGCTTGAAGTTTAAAGACTTGTCAGAGATTGAGCGTGCCAATATCCAAGCGCTGTTTCCTTGGAAAAAGTCGGGCGTGGTCGATGATATTTTTGTGCTAAAAGCGATGCAATACAGCAAGCGTTGGGGGTTTTTTATCTTGTTTCCTGGCGTTGGTTATCGCAAAACTGAAAAGAAGTTTAGGGAGCTACTAACACCGCATTTGGTTGAGCTGTCAATGATTGAAAATGCCTTTGATGATACGCCCATCTCTGTGATTTTCTTAGTGCTGGATAAGCTTAAAAATGGCGGTGATTGCCTTGGCGAGCTGTACGACTGTAAGACAAAGCAGGTGGTTCATAGCCACAGCATCACGCCCGACGCTGACAGATGGGAGGCACCCCGAAAGCCTGAGCCTGAGCCTGAACGCATTGACCCTGTGGCGCATGAATATCAAGCACGCCAAGCGACTAAAAGCATGCTGATTAGCCAGCTAAGATTTAGCAAAGTGACAGCGATGTTTGAGCCTGAAATGTTCAATAGCTTTAATGCGTGGTGTGATGAGCTGATCGAGGCGGTGAATGATGAAAAGATTAACGGAGTTGGGATTGGGCAATGACAACATACTACAACGAACAAAACAATCAGCTTGCAAAGGTGAATAGTAGCAAAGCTGATAAGGACGGCAATATCTGGGTAGAGACGGCAAATGAATGATTTTATTTTTAGGAGTATGAGCAATGAATTCTCAAGAAAAGCACGGTGATATTAAGATTGGTTCGAAGTGGTCAAGACAGCCTGATCATCCTGTCGTTACGGTTTGCGCTGTCAAAAACGGTATAGTGTATCTCTTTGATAATGGTACAAATTTAACATACCGTTTTGATATTCAAGATTTCCGAGATAGTTTTAAAAAGATCACGCCAAAGATAAGCAAGTATGATCGGTTTTCTGTGCTTTTCGTATCGTTATTTGCCATTTTAATGTTAATAGTTTTGAGCATTTACTTGTTATTTGCATTGTCTCATTATGTTGGTGATGACGGCAAAATCATATTGATGACGATATTCTTTTTTGTATTTGTTTTTTCAGCGATAGAGGTTTTTAGAAATGACTTATAGCACAAATGACGAAGTGATTTATCAATCAAATCCGTTCACTGGTGACCCAGTCAATCACCCAAGTCATTACACATCAGACCCATCAGGCATTGAGTGCATACAGATTACACGCCATCGTAATTTTAATATCGGCAATGCTATCAAGTACCTTTGGCGAGCAGGGCTAAAAGATGGTAATAGTGATATTCAGGACTTACAAAAGGCGGTTTGGTATATTCAAGATGAGATTGAACGATTGCAAACACAAAAAGGTAACGGATAACAATGATTTATCACTTTAAAGGGCATTTTAATGAGCAATGAAAAACTAGAAGCGTACAAAAAAGAGTTTATTGAGTGGGGGAGGTGGGTTAGGTGCGACCCTGACAGGCTAAGTTACCCAAGCCCTTGGTTTGAGATGATAATGCGTGATAATATTCCCTGCCCATCTGTTAGCCCAAATATTACAGATGACAGGGCAATGGCGATTGATAAGGCGGTTAGCAGATTATCACGATACAGCGTGTTACAGTATCAGATTTTTGTTTTGCACTTTGCTAAGAATATTCCTGAATACAAAATTGCCAAGATGGCAGATATGCGAGTATTTGGCAATGGCAGGATTAAAAACGCAAGAAACATTATTAAAGAAAATCTAAGTGGTGCAATGGGCTATGTGATTGCTTTTCTTGAAAATAATGCTTGAATTGTTAGCAAAGATTTGTTAATATTTACCCATAATGGAAAATTGTGCATGATTTTGATATACCCCTTGCAGAGGCAAGGGGTTTTTTATTGCCCAAAAGGAGGGCTTATGACAGCTAAAAAGCCCAAAATGGGCAGACCAAGCATTTTTACTGATGAATTAGCCAATGAGATTTGTGAGCGCGTATCACTGGGTCGCAGCTTAAGAAGTGTGTGTCTTGATAAAGATATGCCAGCCATGTCAACAATTATGGACTGGCTTAATCACAATGAAGACTTTTCGGAGCAGTATCGTAGAGCGTGCGAGGACAGAGAAACCACGCACTTTGAAGAGATGCTCACCATTGCTGATGAAGTGCTACCAGAGACCGCAGAAGTGGCAAGGGCAAAGTTACGCATTGATACAAGAAAATGGGTGCTTGCTCGCATGAATCCAAAAAAATACAGCGATAAACAACAAGACGACAACACTGACAACGCCATTTCACTCATGGCAAAATTTATGAAAGAGTTGGGGGAAAAACAAGGGGGATAAATGTTTGACAAGCTAAAAGACCCCTTATATCGGTTAAATAACCTTTATTATATTACTGACAAGACAGGTAAAAAGGTTAAATTTAAGATGACCGCCGAGCAATATAATTACTTTAAACATGAACACAGCAGGAATATCATTTTAAAAGCACGCCAATTGGGGTTTACCACGCAGGTGTGTATCATGCAGTTAGATAGTGCATTATTTGAATCGCAAAAATGTGCCTTGATTGCCCACACGCTACATGATGCCAAGCGTTTGTTTCGTGAAAAGGTCAAATTTGCTTATGAGCATTTACCTGATTTGATTAAACTTGCCAACCCCATTAAGATTGAAACCAAAGAAGAGATGGTATTTGAAAACGGTGGCAGTGTTACGGTAAGTACATCATTTCGTGGCGGTACATTGCAGAGGCTACACGTGTCCGAATTTGGTAAAATCTGTGCCAAATACCCTGATAAGGCAAGAGAGATTGTTACGGGGGCATTTGAAGCAGTTTCATTGGGCGGTATTGTAACACTTGAAAGTACCGCAGAAGGCAGGCAAGGCTATTTTTATGAGTTTAGCCAAATCGCTGAAAAACTGCATTTATCTAAGAAAACATTAACCGCCCAAGACTGGCGGTTTTTCTTTTTTGCATGGTGGCAGAACAAAGAGTACGCCATGACCACTGAGCCTATCAGCGAGCGATTACAAGCCTATTTTGACAGCTTAAAAGCAAAGCATGGCATACAACTTAGCGATGAACAAAAGGCGTGGTATCAAGCAAAAGAACGCACGCTGGGCGATGACATGAAGCGAGAATATCCGTCATTACCATCTGAGGCTTTTGAGCAGAGTATTGAAGGGGCGTATTATGCCAAGCAATTTGCCTACTTATATGCTAACAACCGCATTGACAAACTGCCTGATAATGAGCATTTGCCCATTGATACCTATTGGGATTTGGGCGTATCAGACAGCACCACGATTTGGTTTATCAGACAAGTAGGTGATGAATTTCACATTGTGGATTATTATGAAAATTCAGGCGAGGGATTAAACCACTATATCAAAGTGCTAAAAGATAAGGGCTACAAATACGCCAAGCATGTTGCACCGCATGATATTGATAATAGACAGCTTGGGGCTGACCGTGCTAAGACTTTACGAGAACTTGCTCGTGATGGCTATGAGATTGATGGGCAGATATACCGATTAAATTTTGATGTTGTCCCAAGAACAAGCAATGTCAATGAAGACATTGAAAAAGTACGCCAAATCTTGCCCAAATGTGCCTTTGATGCCATCAAATGCGAACAAGGCATTAAGGCACTAGAAAGCTACCGCAAAGAGTGGAACGATAAAATGGGCGTATGGCGTGATAAACCATTGCACGACTGGGCAAGCCATGGGGCTGATGCGTTTCGTTATTTTGCAACTTATCAGACAAAACAGCAGTATGCAACACAATTAAAAGTGAGTATGTTTTAATGAACCCTGATTATATATTGCCTGAGCTTTTAGAGCAGATACCCAAATGGACAATGATTGAAGATTGTTATCACGGTCAAGATGCCATCGCAAAAAAAGGCGAGATTTATCTGCCAAATCCTAGCCCTATCAATGAAGATGAAGCGGTTAAAGTGCAGCGTTACATAGATTATCAAAAGCGAGCCGTTTTTTATAATGTTACCAAACGAACCGCCAACGCCATGGCTGGTATGGTCTTTGCCAAATACCCAACCCTTGACATAGACCCAGCACTTGAATTTTTAAAGACCGCTGTTGATGGGGGTGCATTGTCATTTGTTGGACAAGCAAGGCAGGCATTTTTGATGATGCTGTTAAAGGGGCGTGGGGGGCTATTGGTGGATTATCCGCTTGTCAAACATGGTCAGTATCTGCCAACCAAAAAGGATGTCAGCGACGATAATTTACGCCCCAAGATACGCCTATTTGACCCCCAGAGTATCATTAATTGGCGTGTGCAAATGGTCAATAACGCACGCAAATTGACCTTGCTTGTCTTAAAAGAGAGCTACATTGAACAAGATGACGGCTTTAAAGTACAAACAGGCGAACAGCTTTTGGTATATCGCTTGATTGATGGGCAAATTTGGCACAGCATCTACCAAAAACAAGGCACATGGCAGCAAATCCAAAGCGATATCATCCGTGGCGTTCATGAAATCCCCTTTGTCTTTTTTGGGGCAAATGACAATGATGAGAGCATTGATGACGCCCCTTTGTATGATTTGGCGGTGCTAAACCTTGCCCATTATCGCAACAGTGCTGATTATGAAGAGGGGAACTTTATCGCAGGACAGCCCAGTTTATTCATTACAGGGCTTACCAAAGAATGGGTAACCGACATTGTCAATCAAGGCAATCCCATCCGTCTGGGGGCAAGAACGGCGAACATTTTAGGCAGTGGGGCAAATGCGTTTTTATTGCAGGCTGATGCAAACAGTGGGCTTTATGAAGCCATGCAAGATAAAAAAGAGCAGATGGTGGCACTGGGGGCAAGGCTGATTGAACCAAAAGGTGGCATAAAAACAGCAACCCAAGCCCAAAGCGATAAAGCAGATGAGACATCAATTACTGCCCATTTAGCCAATAATTTATCTGATGCTTATAGCCGTGCTTTTAATTACTGTGGTCAGTTTTTGGGCATCAAACACACCCCTACCGTGGTCTTTAATACCAAATTTGATACCAACAAGATGACCGCTGATGAAAGACGCCAGCTCATCGCAGAATGGCAAGCAGGGGCAATCACATTCTCTGAGATGCGTGCAAGACTGGTTGATGATGAGATTGCCTTTATTGAAGATGATGAGCTTGCCAAATCTCAAATTGACAGCGATTTGGGCGAGATTACAGGTCGCATTGATGATGAGCCATGAAATGGTGCTAAATGAAAAACCTGATTAATTTAGAAAGATTAAAAACCCAATTGGCAAATGATTTTAATGTCACAATCAAAGACATTTTGGCATTTTTACAAAGGGCGGTTTTTAATCAAGAACTTAGCGACTTATCACAAAAACAGGTGAAAGTACTGATAAGACGCACAGACAGCAAATTGGCAACCATCTTTGGGGCATTTGCCTATAACCTTAAAAGCAGTTGGCAAGAGCTTTTTTATCACCGCTACAAGGTGGACGCTCCAAAGGACATAAAGGCATTACAAAAGCACGCCGATGAGATATTTAAAAAGCCATTACAGCTAGATGGTAAAATGGGCATAACACTAGATGAGCTACTAGATGCGTTCAGCCAGACAGAACGCAAGAAAATCACGAGTGCCATCCGCCTTGCCCATCATGACGGTCTGCCAAGTGCCAAACTTGTTCAAATGATAAGGGGGTCTAGGGCTAGAAACTACCAAGATGGCATTTTACAAACCACAACACGCCACGCCAAAACCATTGCCCATACAGGCACAGCCATTGTGGCAAGCCAAGCCAAGCAGGCGGTCATCGCTGATAACGCTGATATCATCAAGGGCATTAAAGTCATTGCAACCTTAGATTTACGAACCAGCAGCATTTGTAGGGGCTTGGATGGGGTGTTTATGCCTTTGGATAAGGCACGATATCCGCCCTATCATTTTAACTGCCGTTCAAGTTTTGAGATTGTTTATGATGGCTATACCGCCCCAAAACAACGAGCAAGCATGGATGGAGTGGTTAAAAACCAAACTTATTATGAATGGCTAAAAGACCAGCCTGCAAGGTATCAAGACGAAGTATTGGGTAAAACTAGGGCTAAGTTATTTCGTGATGGCGGCATGAGCGTAGAGCGATTTGGTGCATTGCAACTAGATAAGCATTTTACGCCCTTAACGCTTGAACAAATGAGAGCATTAGAGCCTAGGGCATTTAAAAAGGCGTTTGGCGAGAAAATATTGGGTATTCAAAACCACCCTTTTTACCGTAGGGCAAAGAAGAAATTTGATGAATTAAAACCCATTGGTGAAAAATTTGGATTAAGTGATAACGAATTATTTAGCATATCTGCTTATACATCCGCGCATGGATTTGTCCAGTCTTATTTTTTAAAACCTACTAAATTTAAAAACAAAGACCCAAAAGGCTATGCAGATATTGAAGAGCAGATAAATCATATGCTAAAAGGTTTAAACAAGCTACCAAATTATCAAGGTCAAGTTGTTCGTCGTGTTTCTTTGTATGATGACTTAAAAAACCTTAAAGTTGGCGACGTATATCAATCGCCTGCTTTTATGAGTAGTGCAATCATTGGGGAAAGCGATGTTTTTTCTCACTATCGTGTTAGAATGCTCATTAAAGTGAAGACAGGCAAACGCATTGATATGTTGGCGGTAAAACCTGAACAACGAGAAGTATTGATATTGCCTAAAACTTCATTTAAAATTGAGAAAATTCAACAAAAAGGCGATGAATTATGGATTACGATGAGCGAGATATAACAACCTATGATTTTTTATTTTGATTTATCTGATGATGATAAAAAAATTGCTTATTAAATATACCGAGTTTCGCTTAAATAAATCATTTTCAAGCATCAATCAATGGGAAAATTGGTTGTCAGAACATTTAAAACAATCGCATTTTGAGTTTATTTTAAAGTTGTATTGTTTTAGTGATATTGATTACTATGATGTACCTTTTGATTATCCCACAATAGACGAAGTGCAAAAATTGGTTACGGATAAGTCAAATGATGTTGAGATGATGACAAACGTTTGGATTGAGCTTTTGCGAAAATATTATTAATAAAATATTGTTAATAAAATATTGTTAATAAAATATTGTTAATAAAAAACAAAAACCCACATTTTGACGAATGTGGGTTTTTTATTAACCCCTTTTTGAGTAGAAAGGGAGTTAAATTTGAACACTGATGATTATACCAAACTTTTTAATGAATTGCTAGATAAGGTGGCAAAAATGGAAATGAAACGCTTTTTAATCTTAGTGGGATTGGTGGCATTTGGTTTACTGTTATTTGCCCTACCTAACATTATCACAGCAATCAAAGCATAACCGCCCCTGTGGGGCTATATGGAGCAATCATGTCTGATAACACCCAAGAAAACCAAACCACAGTTTTAAGTGGTGATACAGAAAACCAAATCACCCAAGAGCAGTACAACAAGCTACAAGCAGAAGTTGAACGATTGCGTAAACACAGCGAGACCCTTTTGGCTGAGAAAAAGCAACAAAGCGAACAGCGAAAGGCTGAGCAGGCTGAAAAAGAGCGACTTGCCGAAGAGACAGCACGCAAAAAGGGGGATTTTGAGGCACTAGAAAAGCAGTATCAAGCCAAAATCCAAGAGTTAAATGAGCAAATCACCAAGCGTGATAAAGAGCGTGATGAGAATTTGGTCAAATCACACGCCCAAAAGCTATCAAGTCAGTTAAGCGATAACCCTGCTAACCAAGAGATTTTACAAATACTCATTGAAAAGCGGTTGTCTGCCAAAGATGGTCAGCTAAGCGTGTTAGATGACAGTGGCACACCATCCATCATGACCCTTGACGATTTGGCAAAACAAATCCAAAACTGTGGCAAATACGACAGCCTAATCATTGGCACAAAATCCTGTGGTACAGGTTCAAACGGTCAATCAGCTAAGCGAGCAGGTGATTACAGTGAACAGGAGCGATTAGCACTTGCACACTCAAACCCTGCTTTATTTAATCAATTATTTTTGGAGTAATTCATGGCAAAATTAAGAGAGATTTTTAATAAAAATGTCACCTTGTCTTATCAGGTTAAAGACAACTTACAGCGGTCAAAGTTTTGGCAATCAGGGGCATTTGTCTCAGATGCTCGTTTGCGTCCATTGCTAAACAGTGGTTCATTAACCTTTGATGTGCCTTTTATTCATCCCATTGATGGCAATTTAGAAGCCAACTATTCCAACACCATCATGACAGATATTGCGATGCCACGCTCAATCGAAGGCAGCAAATCAAAAGGGCGTTTGGCACTGTTAAATGAGGGCTTTATTGAAAGCCGTCTTGAAAGCTATTTGATGGGTCAATCACCGCTAAAACTTATGGCACAGATGATTGATGACTATTGGCTTGCACAAGCTGAAAACCGTGCCATTGCTACCTTGTTTGGTCTTTTAAATTATGACCAATCTAATGGTAAGAAGTTATCTACTGACATATCAAAGGCAACCGCTGATGATACATCAGGCTTTGATGTTCATGCGTTTATTGATGCTGAGGGTAGCCTAGATGAGATACACCAAGGCTCAGGCTTGATGATTGTTCATCCTTTGATTGCAACCAAGATGAGAAAACAGCGACTACTTGAGAGAGTAACCACCGCCGATGATTTAAAGCCCATTGATATGTATAACGGTCGCAGGCTTATCCAGTCAAAGCGTGCCACGGTCATAGGCACAGGCAAAAACGCAAAATATGTCTCTTATTTGTTAGGGGCTGGGGCATTTGCTGCTGACATGGTTGCAGGGCATGATGATTTGGAGCTTGAACGCACAGCGAACACAGGCAACGGCTCAGGTCATACCACGCTATGGACACGCCGTAACATGCTTATCCACCCCCAAGGGTTTAGCTTCATCGCTGAGCCTAGTACGCTAACAGGTGGCACAAAAAATGAAGCCCTGTCAGCGAGTTGGACGGATTTGACTACCGCCGCCAACTGGCGATTGGACGCTGATGCTGATGCTACCCCCATCCGCTTTTTAATCACCAACCTATAAGGAGAGATTCATGTCATTACCCAAAGATAAAGTTAAGCCTGCTTTTAATTTTACCTATCCATCAGAGCGAGCGTATTTTGATGAAAGCAAAAGCACGCTGACTAACGCACAGGTAACAGACCCTGCCAAAAGTGGGGCAGATTATGGCATTAAAGACCCACAGGTTACCGAAGCCTTAACAGGCACAAAGAGCGAGACCGCCAAGGTTGAGTAATCACAAAAAGCCCTGCTTCGGTGGGGCTTTTTCTTTGAGATTTTAAACATGATAACACTTGATGATTTAACAGACATTGATAAGGCTGATGAACAAACCGTGGTCATCGTCAATGCGTGGCTAAATAAACATAAAATCAGGGCATTTGATACAATCCCTGACCCCATCAAACAAGCAGGGCACTATATTGCACAAGCATGGCTTGATGGGGATTTGTTTGCCACACGCACCGAAGGGCAGGTCATCTCAAAGTCATCCAAAGCAGGCGATGTGTCTGTCTCAAAAACCTATGCAGATGGACAGATGGGGCAGGCGATGAGCCAAAATGAGCAAATCGCTTTGGCACTTATTGAGCCGTATTTACAACAGCCTTTGGGCATGTTTAGCTTGCCTGCGGTAAGGGGCTAA